TGTAAAATACCACCAAAAGGAGAACTTTGTGTTCCCATGCTTGGTATCTTAGTTTCAAATAAGTTACTAAATAAACCTTGTGTTATTTCTTGTGCCATATTTATTCCTTATCCTGTAGCAGTTTTAGGAGCTATTAAGTTTGCTAAGTTTATTAATTGTTGTAACTGGTTTACATCTACATTACCTTGTTGTGTAGGCAAACCAAACAGTCCTCTAGCACCTGATTGTAAACCTCTTAATTTTTCTATTTCTGATAAAGCAACTAATTGATCGTATGTTGCCCTAGCACCTAAACCAGCTAGTTCTGGTTTTTGTTGTAGTGAAGCTGCTATATCTGCTGCTCCAGTTAAACTAGCTAATGCTTGTTTATCTATAGTCTGTGCTCCTGTTAGTAAACCAGAAGCTAGTTGTTGCTGTCTTCCTGCTTCTGTTAAACCAAATGTTTGTGCATCTAATGCTTCTTTTGATCTAGCAAGTTCTTGTGCAGATAGTATAGACTCAGCTAAAGGACTAACTCTGCGTTGTCCATCTACAGTTGTCATAGTTTGACCATAACCTAGCAAACCTCTCTGTGCTAGTGTACCTAACATTCTTTCTTGTTCTCTTTGTCTGAATGGCTCAGTCAATGCTCTGGTAGCTGCTAATTGTTGTGCTGTAGCTTCCTCTCTAGTTGTAGGTAAGTCTTCAAACATTCCTCTAGCTGCTCCAAGCTGTGCTGTTCTAAGAGGCTGATAGTCAGCACCAACAGTAACTTGAGCACCTTCTGGTGCTACAGTTCCTGTACCAAAACCAGTAGTAACTGTGTATGGTTTAAATATACCAGCATACTCTTGTTGTATTTCTTCGCCACGCTCTTCTAAAGATTTTTGTAAGGCTGATAAACCAGCATAATCTATACCAGCTCCTAAAAGATTTTGTAGAGTACCGCCAATACCTTCACCAAATATACTCTTTAAATCTATACCAGTAGCTGCTAATCCTCCTCCTACTTTTGTTATTATATCTTTAACTCCTGTAGATAGATTATCAAATACTCCTCCAGACTCAGCAAGTGCTGTTGAAGCTATATTTGCATCTGCTGCTGATATTATACCATCTTCTACAGCTTGATTTAATGCTTCTTGTGATCTAACTATGTTAGCTGCTGGTGAAGCATCAAAAGGAGAAGAATACGAACTTACTTGTTCCATTCCTTTGGTAGCAGGATTAATTCCATATTCAGTAGTAGTTACAGTTCCTCCTATTCCTGCTCCTACAGTACCGCCACCACCTCCTAAAATATCTGGTCTATATTTTGTTTCTGTTATTGTTGTATTACCTAGATTATCTACTCCAAAAGTAGTGACATCAGCATTAGGATAAGTGACTAATAAATTGTTTAGTTTATCTGTTAAAGCTGACTCTGGTATTTTAGATGTAATAACACCATTAGCATCTCTAACAGGTGAAAATACTTGTCTATACCCATCAGCTCCTGTTTCTACTATATAATCACCTTGTGCTAATTCATTAGAAAAAGCCTGTGGGACGCTAGAACCACTTGTAGGTATTGTAATTCCTAATGGATTATCACCAGCTAAAAAACTTTCAGGAACTCCTAATTTAACTAATTGATCTCCTACAAATCCACTTTGAACACCATAAGTAGTAGCACCTGCTAGTACTGCTCCTATTGCTGCTGATTTAAGATCACCTTCGCTAGTTATAAAACTACCTGTTCCTGCTACTGTTGCTGCTCCTATTGCGTTTGCTGCTGCTGATGTTGCTGCAAATTTACCACCAGATAAAGTACTACCTATTGCCCCAAAACTACCAAACACAGGAACAGCAAGAGAACCTAGCATTACAGCAGCATTTATTAAACCTTTATCAGAAGTATCTTTGTATAAAGGATAAAAAACAGGAGTGCCATCTTCCATAAACTCTACACTTAAGTTAGCACCGCCTTCTACATTTGAATATATCGTTCCAAATATGTTAGGGTCTTCAGGATTACCTGCTAATACTCCTCCACCCTCAAATACTTCTATATTTTCTCCTGTTTTTTTATTGTATAACTGATCTACTGTATTAGGTAAAGTTGCTATATAAACTGGTTGCGGATTACCAAAAGTACCAGACATGTTTCTGGTTACTTCTTTAACAGTACTGGGGTCTACTGTTATAGTTTTTCCAGGGCTAGATACTGCACCAGCACCTCCTATTGATGCTCCAGTTGTGTATGTATAAATTACATTTCCATTAGGGTCTGTTGTTTTCTCTACTTCTACATCTCGACTACTTACTTCTACAGTTTTTTTACCTATATCTAATATACTATCTACACCTTTATTAGCAAATAACTTAGCTTGATAGTCTATAATATAATCTAAATCTCCTGGGTTTACATAATTAAAACCATTAAGTTTTAACATATCCATTTGATTAGTTAATTCTGTTTTTAATTTTTTATTTCTTCCTGAAGTTTCTAAATTTGTTTCAAACAAAGTTTGTTGGTCTTCTGCTTTAAACTCTACATTTCCTGTATCTCTAACAGGTTCAATTACTTGAGTTTTAATTTCTTCTAGTACTTCACCATAGTTTCCACCTCTACCATCTCCAACATTTTCTGTAATTTGATTAATAGCAGAGGTTATTTCATTTCTATTATCATCTGTTATTCTTATTCCATTAGTTGTAGCTACAGCTTCATCTATTTCTGCATCTGTTTTAGATCTAACAGAACCATCAGCTTGTACAACTTTTTCAAAAATAGGCATACCAAGTTCTGTATATCCTACAATATTACCTAAGTTAATCATGAGTATGACCCTCCTTCTATTGAACCACCAGACATTGTTCCTGATAGTACAACATTCGTAATGGTTGCTGTGCCTGTCACCGCTGGGGAGGCAGAATTAGCTTTTGTCGCAACTGCTGTAGCAATGTTATCAAATTCAGTATTAATCTCTGTTCCTTTAACGACTTTATTTGGGTCACCACTGTTTAATGTGTCCTTTGCTGCGAAGTTAGTTGTTTTTGTGTAATTACTCATTTATATAGTCCTTCCTAAGACTGAATATATATCTATCTTTTGTAGTGATAGAGGGTTACTATCTATTGCTGCATTTACGCCCACCTGTAAGATGTTACCATTTCCTGACAATTGTGTACTAAGTTTATCAATAAATACAGAAGCTGAATATTCTGCTATGTTATATTCTGCTGTACCGTACTCAGCAATATTTCCTTCTTTTGTTGTTACATCTGCATTATTAAAACTATTTTCATAATCAAAAGCCCACTTCAAAGCTAGTGTAGTATTAATAGCACCTATGACTGTTACATTAATCTTTTTAGGTATTTTTGTTATATCAGGTCTACCAAAGTCTAGGTATGGTGATAAATAACTAAATACATAACTAGAACCATTATCCGTAAAGTTTTTATACTCTGCTATACCATCAGTTTTACCTAGAAGTAGTCTGTTATCATTTGTGACTATAAATGATGATGGGTCTATACTATCCCATCTGGTTACTCTGTATGCACCATCAGGTAGTGTTGCTCTTACATCAAAACAAAAAGTAAATCCTGAAGCTGGTAAAGTTAATAAATAAAATGCTTCTTTTTCGTAATATACACTTCTTATCTCTTCTTTGTTCTCTACCGCTACAAGTGCAAGAAAGTTATCTCTTACATTCTTTGACAAGTCTCTTAGTGGTGCTGACTTCTCTTGTATGGTTCTACCTAGGCTTCTTAGACCACTATCAGATAGAAATACTAAATCAGTACCTATAACTTGTACAGAGTCTCTTGCAATACATCCTGTACCTACAATTACATCATTCAATGATATATTACTTATATCATCTGCATTTTGATACAATACAATGTGGTGTTCACAAAATATTACTAGAAAGTTGTTGTGTGCAGCTAGTGCTGTTATCTTATCACCACCAGGTACGACTTTCTCTAGGTTTAACTGTCCTGAACCAGAACCACTAAAGTCTGAACCATCTAGTAATACACTGTGATATATTGTTAATGGGTCATTTGCTATATCAGCCATCCACATTCTACCAAAAGCTGATAGTGCTACATTAGGTGTAAAAGTAGTTGCACTATAACCAGCAGGAACACTACCTACATCTGCTAGTCTTTGTAGTCCAAAGTTTCCTGTGTGTGCATGACTACCACCTCCACCACCACCTACAGGTAACTTATGGTATACTAAAGTAGGATGACCCTTTTGTACTGCATACATATGTGGGCTAAAGTTAAGACCACTTTCAAACTCTGCCTGTTTAAACTGCCAGTTGTTATCTGTTATAGTGTATGTAATCGTTGAATTACCAGCAGCATTGTATACAGGCATAGCAGACATAGTGCCTTCACCTTCATACAAGTTGTTGTTACCGCCACTAATAATACTATAAGAATCAGTACCTGTGTATGCGTCAAACTCTACTAGAGCCTCTGGTAGTGTTGATGTACCACCAGCAGTTGTTTGATACTCCCATCCTCTTCTAGCAGCCATTCTACCAGACTTATCAATTACAGCATTGTCTGCTTCTAGTGTAAATGACAAGTCAAGAGTAACACCAGAGTCTTGTGTGTTAATACCAAAGAAACCTGGCGATACTATAGCTACTGGTTGTATAGGTTTATTAGGCATTATGATGGATACCACACAGTTTCTTCATCAGGTCTTCTTGCAGCTTCTATAGCTATAGCATCTGCTAGAGCCTGTTTAGCTACTGCATACTGACTTGATACGCTGATACCTCCATCTTCACCACGCTCTTCTATTGCTTTAGCCCATGCAAGAGATGTGATT